TCTAAAGTTGCTTTTGGTGTCTAAGCCATGACTTTATTTAACGCGACTTGCAAAATAGGAAAATGAATCTCAGAATACACTGACACATTGTATTTTTTCTTGCCAGCAACAATGCAGTGGCGTTTTTCAGGGTCATCTTTAACCAAAGAGCGATATGTTTCAGCAACAATGCTTGCAAGTCGTCTGAATAGTGGTCGAGGAAGAGTCAAACCATCTTTTTTGTAGTAGAGCCAAGCTTCGAGAGACATTTTACCGTCAGGAAATAATCCGTCGTGAGCGCTTGGAAGCATACCAGAATTGTCTTCAAGCAGATTTAGTAACTCATCTGTTCCAGTCATGTATGTTGAAGTTTTTTCGCGGATTGCAGTATAGCGTTTAGAAACTTCTTTTAGACCACGAACTTCAGAAAGAATTTCCTGCATTGTTGCAAGCAACTTAGAGTCGTTTCTGTCTTCAATGCTGTTAGTTGCCTCTTTAATCCACTGGTGCAGACCTTTCTGTGCAAATTTTCTATAGGCGAATAGAGCCTGAGAATCTTGCTTTTCAAAAGCATAATAGAAAATCAAAGCCTCACAAGTTTTAGCTGGAACGATTTTAGCACCATTTACACCAGCAAGCACGGTGCTAAAAGCCTTACCAGCAAAAGGCTCTAAGGTTTTTGGTAGTGGTTTTGCACGGTCTTCATCTGACTTATCAATATTGGACAAAATTCTTGTACGCAGACTAGCTTCTGTCTTACCAATAAACCGAGCCAACGCACTGATGGACATTCCAGATTCCTGTCCATCGGCACTTACATATAACTCAATGTCATCAACAATAATAGGATTTACAGTTTCCATAGTGATTAGTGGTAGTAGTTAATTTTTACTTGTACTTACTATAGCACATAAAAATAATAACCCAGCAGTTAATAAAGTATTTTTAGTAAGTAAATGGTTAACAAATAAAAGTTTTGGAAGTAATCATTGTAATTTGTCAATCTGTCCGCAGTGATATAATTGAAGAAAATAGTGGACAAACTAAAATAAATGAGCCTTAACGTTCAACAAACGAAAATTTACGGCATACCAGTCCCCGCAGACAAAATCACTGCTGGCGAACTGTCCATCGACTCCACAGTAGCCAACCTTGGCGACTTCGTTGCTACTGGTAACATCTCTGCTCGTACTTACACTTTCGACATCGGTGGTATCTCTTTGAGTGCTGCTGAAGATATTCAAGCAACTTGTGATGCTAACCAAGAAGCCATGCTGCTCGGTCAGGTCAATTTGACTGCTGGTACTGGTCTAACTGGTGGTATTCTATATCGTGGTAACACCATGTATCCTTATCAGTACGAAGAAACTGGTGGTATTCGTGTAGGAGCGACTGAAGAAACCCTCAAATCGTTTCCTGTTACCTTCGTCACCAACAAGTACATCGGTAAGCTGGGTTAATTTCCTATGGGTCTTAGTTTTTCCCAAGAGAAGCTTTTTGGCTTTCCGTTAAAATCGGGCGCAGTTTCTTTTGGGAAAATTAATGCTCAAAATGCCAATGCCTTTTTCTTGCTTAACAACTCTTCCTTGTTAGCTGGCTCTGTTACTTATGAAACAGTAACGATAAATTTTGAAGGAATCAAAGTAGCTGATATTCCTTTTGAAAAACCCTCACTACAACAGTTTGGCAGTCAATCATTCTCGTTTAGAGGGCAAACTTGGGTTGTCGTTGCAGTTGAATATGGGGGCATCTACACAGTAGGTTCTGAGCAGTGCTATAGAACTTATACGATTCAAGGTGTCGAGTTTAATAATCCAGAATTTGTGGTCAGCTAATTGATGTGGAAAATAATGGAAGATACGCCCAAACGATTGCCAACTTGGGTTGGAGGTGCATCTGTGTCGCCATATACAAGCGAAACTACTAATACAGTTAATCTTAGTCAACACACAGCACAAGCCTCTTATCTGACGGAGCTTAATTTTTTGCAGAAAAGTAAGTTGCCATTTCTTGTGGGTTTTAGTTTTGCAAGTCTTGGGACTGACGGCTACAATAACTCACGTTCTCGAAGTGCGACAGTAGACCTCAATGCCTGTTATTATCTGACAGTTGGTAATTTCCCTACATCAAAAATTGCAACTATTGATGTGTATTTTGCTGACTTAAACAGCTATCGAGATTTGGATTGGGTCAACTATTATCCAGATGCAATCATCTATAAAGACCGAGACACAACTGCATATAAAGTGTCAGACCTCAAAGGATTACCAATCACAGACCGCACTGTCATAATAGTACGCCTAGATTTTGACATATTTCTGCCGTTCTTAGGATTCTCTTCGTTTAAACGAGAAAAAAAATTAAGGAAGCTTGTAGGGGTTCAAGTAGTTGGCGTAGAAACAGTCAGCTACTATGGTCAGGTATACCGCTTCGATAAATACCTCGACTTTAATAAAAATAGCTTCTTCATGCAAGGCGGAGATTTGTATCTATGTCCCTAGTTAGTAATCTCTCCAGTAGCGCCGAAAACCCTCTTAGAGCCGTTGTAGGTACTTACACGCTAAATCAGGAGCTTGACCAACCTCCATCTCTTTCTGCCGTCATTTACGTGGCAACTTTGGATGATATACCAGATTTGGGAAGTGACCTGACGTTTGGCAACTATAATTTCTACTTAATCAACTACAGCTATAAAGAATCGCCTCAAGTACAAAAAATAGGCAATGTATTAGTTAAATACGAAGTTTCCCTCAGCTATGCCCATGTCAGCAAGCTGTTTACAGAAAAAGGGATTAATACAGCTAAGTTTGTATTGGCTTATGGACGCTCGGCTCAAATTATTGGTGAACAGTTTTATCGCTTCTCTCTTGCTGGTCTTTTATCTCAAGTCGCATTGTTTACAGGCATTAACTGCCCAATCTCAGGGCTTAGTGGCTTTGTCAACCTTCCTTACCGTCCAGCTAACACTGACTTTTTCACAGTAAGTTCTTTTCTGTCAGAGCGAAGCGTTCTTGATGCCAAAGTAGCTGTTTATTCTCAGTCGGGCATTGATTACGTTGATTTGGGGTCGGGGCGCTCGATAACAACCCCACCTCTAACTGAAATAACCCTATCTGATAACGAAACCCCGTGCTACAAGAATACACTCTTGAATTGGAATGGTGGGACTAACTATGGATTACAAAACACTTATGTCCAAGTGACGGATGATGAGTATGTACTTTACGAAGGCGACAGCAATCCTCACTTACCTCCAGTAGAAGTTGGTGATGGTAGTTTGGTTCCTCGCGACCTCAGTGTGTTTGTTGATAATGGCGGTCTGAGCAAGCAATTCAAGATTACTCTGTACAAATACGGGCAACCGCAGTCGGAAATTAGTGGCACTTACGGTTTTAGTCACTCGGCGCTAGAACTAGTTGCTGACCCGATGGCTCCAATCAATATTGACACTTCAATTCTTAACAGGATGCAAAGTAATCCAGCAGCACAACGTAACGCATTGAAAGGACTGCTTGGCGACCTTGTAAATCAAGCTATGGGTATGGTGGGGCAAAATATCTTTGCAAGACCTATCGTGTGGCGCGTAACAAGTATCAAGCAGACCGATTTTGTATATCAGCCGCTTGAACTTGACATCAAGCCTCAAGTGAAGGATGCGTATGGGAACTACGTCAAAATTGAAGTTCCAGAGCAGTATCAAAACCTACTCAAGTGCAATTCACAAGTTTTGGTCGCTGAACAGACTGAAGGATGGACAATCAAGCGTTTTGCTAATGAGGATGCTGCAAGTTGGTCGCAAGGGAGTATTCAGGCATACATCAACCTTACTTTCCTGCTGCAAATTGGTAATTTAATTGCAAACGACCCCATCAGCCTCCAACACTACTATCTTTCTGTTTACAAGGCAAAATGCAAACTTGAAAGCTTTTTGTATCGTAAAATCCCTATCACTGAGCGTGTAGATTATTTCATCGAGCCGTTTAGCAAATATTACAAAGATGGCGACAAAGTTGATTGGAACGTTGAATATATCCCCAAGGCACAACTACCTAACTCGCCCAGCACTCAAGACCCTGTAGCAGTTTTGTTTCCTAGCCCTGATTGGGTTCCTAACTTAATGATAGTCAGTAAGTCGAGATATTCGATTTCTGCGGGTGTTAGTGGCAACCCTGAGTATTATGACCAAGCAGCTTCACTCTGGGGCAAGAACCCTATCTATTTGACCACTGGTGAAGAAGTTTACGAGCATACTCGCTACATGATTCGTCCTAGCAAGACAACCAAACAAAATATTGACAGGCTTTATGAGACTTTCAATGACCTGAATGGGCTGCTAAATTCGATTAATGCTAATGAGGGATATAGTGGCACTTACTATCGTCCTTTTAGTTATATGAATGTTCCTGACGACGCAGTTATTGGACAAGGTGTACCGCCCAGTATTGATATCACTAAAGTCATTCCAACAAAGCAGAAAAAAGATGGTAGTAGTTTGCCAAGCTACTCAACCGCAAGTAACGATGCCAGTTTTAAAGACGACTCCTACTCAATCTACGGAACAATCCGCACAGTTGCTGATGCCAGCTTTAAGAGCAACATACAGAGTTCTAGCTTTAGTACAGCTTTGGGGCGACCTCCTAGCGCTACAGTACGCAAACCAGTTAATCAACTCAACCCTGTTCAGGATAAGAATGGGCTTAAAGATTCACTGACTTATCTGACCTCAAATGTACGTGACCGCAACATACTTAGCGATGTGACAATTACTGGAGCAAATAACATACAAGAGGCAATTAAGGGCGCAACATTTAAGCTACACAAAGATGTGTTTGATGGAGCAAGTTTGAGTACGTCATTTACGTGGACACAAAACGCAATTAAGCCTAATAGTGTGTTTCAGTACTTCGGGCAAAAGTGGGCTGCTAAATCTACTACGTTTACTACTCAGATTATCAATGGAGGTGCGCTCAATCAGCCCGTCAGCGTCACATTTGGAGAAGTGATACCAGTTACCCTCACAACAGTAAATACGACTGCTACGGCGCTAAATACTATCAAGGGTGGACTGGTGACGACTGTTGAAGTGCAAAATCTGCCCAATTCAATAGGAGTTGATGTTTCAGGAGTGCCTTACGGTATGGGACGTTGGGTTAGCAGTAATGGCTCTGGACTTTAGGTAGCCTTGATACCAAGTTTCTACAACTGGTTGCATTTCTTTTAACATAGAATGACTCTTTGTGTACCAGATACCTTCTTTTACGCTGTACCAGTAATGAGAGTTACCAAATGCCGATAGAACGTGTTTGTCAAAATCATCGAGATTTTCAAACGCAGGAACCCAAATAATATTTCCATCATTGTAATAGCGATGCCAAATTTGAGCTTTATTTACTTGAAATCTTTCGTAAGTGCCGCAGTCTTCAAGTGTATACTCTGATATCGGAGGTGTAATTCTAGTCATATTTATTCAAAGTCTTTTTGTAATTGTATAGCTATCTGTAATCATAGGCAATCTATCTAAAGCAGTATAATATTAAAACAGTAATAAAATAATCATTATGCAGCATTTCGCAAATTTTCAAAAACCAATCCTAACTGCAATGGGAGTGTTAAACGGCGCTAAAATTGGAGGTGCGGTGGGGTTAGTAGACGGTTTAGCCAGAGGTGCGGGTATTGACGAATCTCAGGAAGAGCGTGATAAAACAGCACTATTAGGCAGGGCAGGTAAATTACTGACTCGTACTGCTGGAGGAACTGCGGTTGGCGCTCTTGCTGGTGGTACTGTAGGTGGAGTAGCTGGAGCTGGTTATGGCTACCTAAGGCGTAATAACCAAAACTTCGATGCTTGGGCTAGAAAATCTAAGTTGCCAAGCCAGCAAGACATGATGGATAAGGTTTACCCAACTTAATAAGCGCCACAATCTTCGAGAGTGCATTCTGATAGTACGGGATAATATCTACTCATGATTTTTTACACGACTTTGTTTGGATAGTTGGTAGGCGTAGTCAAGTGATTTGTCGAACAACACATTAAAAATTTCTCTCGTCTTGCCTCGTCTACACTCATCAGTCCTTGTCATCCAAGTTTCTTTTGCTTTGTCGAAAGCTTCCGATGAAATACAAGGAGGCTCACTAGGGTCTGGCTCATTCAAATATTGCTGCCTGAACTCTGTTGGATTGTAGCTTTTCATCATTTTGTCTACATTTTCAAATGTGAGAAACTCGTTGTTGTTTTCTGCTTCGTGCCATTTAATTGGTTCAGTCATAGTTTAATATTTAGGTCTAAAGAATTTGGTTGGGCAAGTACCAGATTTAAAAATTTCCCACCCAGCATTGAGTAATACCTCTTCCGCTTCTTTACTAGAAATTTCGGTAGATGAAATAGTCTTTTTCAATTCTGGGATAGTGATTTTTTTCTTGTTGGGGTGGGAAGCTATTAAAGCATAGGCTTTTTCAATAATTAAAGAGTGGAGAGTATTGCATTCTAAAAACTCTCTATCGTACCTTTGGTAGTTTTTAGCTTGAGTGATGGCTCTGGCAATAGCAGAATTATCAAACTCCGCATTGCCTATAAACCGTCTTAACTCAATTCTCAGATAGTCATAGCCTCTGAATACAGTAGGTTTGTCAGTTTTACCTCTCCAAGAGATTTTAATAGTGTCTGCAATCTCGTCCTCTATTACATCAAACTCTTCCAGTAAATACGGATTATTCTGTAAGAGAACAGCCAGCTTATTAGCTTTTATAAATTTTGTTGTTTCAGATTGATTGGCTTTTTCAACATCAGAGGCGTACTTCTTAGAAAATAACTCTAGGAAGTTAGAAAGCTTCACATAAAAATCTTGAAGATTCACTACCTCAGCTTCTGCATCTACAGCCATCAATTCGCATAGTATAGGTACGGCTGTTTCGTGGTTCACAGGCTTTTTCTTGTATTCGTTTTGAAGATTATAGACTAAACTAGAGTTGATTTGCATTATATTTTTTATTTGTTTCGCTCATATATTAAATATAGCACACAATATAACACCAATATAAATACTGCATTGTAACAAAAATGATATTTACAAGAAACTCTTTCTCTGGTTGGCTTGTACAGAGTCTGACCTATATAAGTCTTTACACGTTTGACAAGATATTAAGTCTTGCCGTAACGAAAAACTAAGGGTTTTGAGCAACCACTCGTATAATTATATGATTTTCATAGTATCAGCATCGTCTTCTCGTACAATCTCCTCTTTAGCCCAACGGCGACTGAGTTATACTAGAACTATACTCAAAATTTCTACTATGCAACACTTTGCTCACTTTGGCTCGCTGGATGCCGATTTCGGTATAATTAAACAACAAAACAAGCAGCTTAAACGTCAAAATTTGCTTAAAGGATATCAAAGACCAAAAATCTCAAATATCTTAGCTGAGAGAGAGGCTGTAATGGGCGACCCATTCATGCAACAAGACTTTTCACCTATAAATAACCCAAATAAAGTTACTAAGATTTATAGGGGCAGAAAAGGAAATATGGTCAAACCTTACAATGCCCGACCACAAAATGCTCCATTAGAGCCTAGAAGCGAAGCAGCTTATGATGAGTGGTATAGAGGTGCAGTCAATAAAAATAAGCAAAGTTTAGCTAGTCAATCTCCTTATGAATACGTTAAAAGTAAATTGAATGATGCTGAAGGTTCTTATATTAGAAATGTAAGGAAAAATACGCCTGTTATCGATAATAGCCTAGAAACCTTTAGGCAGCCTTATAATGCTGGCAATCCGAGAACAAAAGAAATTATACAAAAAAGAATCGAAGACCCCAGAATTATACATAAAAAAGCTGACGGTTCTATCGGGAATAGGGGCGTAAATCGCTATGACATGAGAGGGGGTACAATAAACTAATGAGCCAAGATATCGACTACAGTAAGGCATTAGCCGACATCAAGCAAGGTTTTCAAAATGCAATCCCCAGAGTACAGGCTTTGGGAGATAAAATTATCATTACGCAAGGCAACGAAAGCATTACGTTGCCAATCTCTCCTGTAGTTACGTCCACTACAGTTATGAAGTAAATATGAAGACCACCTACGCCTCCAGCCGCACACTGCCCGTACCAACCATTACCGCTTCAACTGGCGGTAGCGTCACAGCAAACACATACTACTTTTGGCTGGTCAGGCGAAATCGCGCTGGCTATACTTCCCCGTCACCCGTAAAATCTCTTGCTGTAGGAGCAAACGGTAGTGTAACAATCGATGCAAGCAACTTCAACACACTCAGCTACGAAGACATTCATGAAACCCTTATTTCTGTATCAACTACTAACTCGTACACTTCTTCGCGAATAATCTACCGCTTCAATCACTTTGCCGCAGACTACATAACTCCAATCACTCCTGCTGACGTAGTAATTACGACTAACGCCACTTTAAACAGTCCGACGAGCTATTCTAACCCCGCAGACATCAGCGCCCTCACAGGTCTATTAACAGGCTTCAGGGTTTTACTCAACGGAAATGGTTTTTGCTACGAATTTGAGGTCGGGTCTGTCGCCCCTGTTGATAACGTAACCGTGTTGAACCATGTGGCGGGAAGATGGCTAAAAACTCGCGAAGCTAGCCTCTACGAAACCACTTCGTTAGCCGAAATCGACGTAATCAGCGCCGACCAAGACACATTGCTCGTTGCCCCACTAGAAAACATCAACTCTATTCCAGTCCCTATCAAATATTGGATTGTAAACGACACTGGCGGTACTCTCACTGGTTTACGCATAAATCTGAGCGAATACAGCTCCGACCCAGCTATACGCCTTATATTCGGTGTTAAAATTATTGGTTACATTAACCTTACTTCGTTTGTCTTGGATACAACTGGCATCGACAACCTTGGAGTGGTTCAAGAGTACCCAACACTTGATATCGCACTCAACAAGGGTGTTCCAGATGGCTCCGCAGTAGTTATTGAGGTTACACCTTCTTCCCAGCTTCTGGATGGAGTATCGGCACAGACCTTTATCAGTATCTACCCCAAGCTGGTCAACTACTCCCTCTTACAAGACCTTCTTTTCTGGGACGCGCCAGTGGACAACATTGCGGCTCTGAAGAGCCTTAACTCGGTGCAATACAAGTCTGGACAAGTACGACTGGTCAATTCGGTCAACAGACCTTATAGGTTCGATGCAGCATCCACTGCGTCCGACAATGGCGACACAGTTCTTATTCCTAACACTAATCCGACAACTGGTAGGTGGGTAATTTTTGACCCCGCACTGCCCGATGGAAGTATTGGTCTTGATAAGTTAGCTAGCGAAGTCATAACGGCTCTTGGCGACCAAATTAAGACCAACACCGTAACGATTACCTCACCGACAAACTACACTATTGACCTCGACGCAGATTACGACTATTTGATTCTAAAAACACCAGTTGCAGATATTAGTAACACTATTACCAACATCAACTTCACTGCTACGCTTGCAAATAATCAAACTAAGGCGCTTATAGTTGAATTGGTACAGAATACAGGCGCGGTTGCGTTTGATAATACGATACTGTTTCCTAGCGGGACAACTCCAATCCTCTCTGGAAATGGTAAAAGTGACATCATCCTTTTTTCAGCTAGAAAGGATGGTGCTGGTATAGTTAAGAAACGCGGAAAAATTGCTACAACAGATGCTGGATAACTGATATGGTTGGATATAACGTTAAAATTGCCCCAAAAGGAGCTTATGGAACAAAACCCGACCCTAACAAATGGTCTGGAGGCATTTATATTAATGATAAGTATAATGCTTTTCCTGAGTTACCTAGAGAAGCAGGACAATCTAGGAAATCAGTATTAAAAGGTAAAGGAGGCTCAGTTCATTTACTTCCAGACTCTTCTAGTTTGACTTTGCCTAGAGGTGGTATTCATATACCAGAATTAGACGAATTTGGAAATTTACTTACTTCTAATTTCCCTAGTTATGGTACTATGGCTCATGCTGCTAGAGGTTCGGCTCTTATCGGCGGAAAAACCTCTAAACTAGATATTCCAGACGATATTCAACAAAGTCTTTTGCAGTTACCAGTAGCAGGTAAGAAAATTGGCTCTAACAGAATGCCAGCGATGGTAGCTATGAAGACCAATAGTAAAATTGCAGACTCTCTGGGTTTTCCTACTGACCACGTTTATACAGGTCGCCTCAATGTATCTCCAGATGTCAATACAGCAATTATGCAAAGTGTTGCTACAAGACAAAACGCTAAGACGGGAAAAGTGAGTATTGAAGAACCTAGTATTTGGTATGCAATGCAGAATGCAGGGCTTAGACCAGAAGATTTTAAAATTAAAGGGCGTTCTTTGGGCAGACTTAGGAATAATCGAGACGTGAGTATACCAGAAGAAATTAATGTAGGTTTTAAACGTCAGTTTACCCACATGGCAGACTTCAGCCAAAGTTAGTTGCTAAATGCTGGTTAGAAAGCTTGATTTTAACGTAATCAAATAGTCCATCCTCCGTTAGCCCTAAATCTTGCCCCTCTTTTGTCAGGTTGTCGATTGCGTCTTTCAAATTTGGGCTAGCGTAGAATAACTTACCACTTTGGGTAGACACTTTAATAAACTCGCCTTTCCTTGTCTCTAGTGTAGTCATAATTTTGTATTTTGTATATGTTTAGCTGTATATTAACACATACCACTGACGTAGTTTCTCCCTTCGGTCGTGGGCAGAAAAGAAGGTTATAATGGTCTGATGGAAGGAAAACAGTACAAAAAATACCTAGCAAGTGCCGATGCCACGAACTCTGTGGTTGAGGACGTATATTTCAACGATGTTATCTTGCTCATCTCAGGCAACTCCAATGATAACAGTCGAGGTCTACCTTTCAGCCGCGATTACTCACGCTACCAACGCCACGTTAAAAATTACATTGGCACAAACACCGAATCTGCAATAAACTACCCTACAAGCGACATACCAAGTCTTGCTGGCGTAACTTCTTGCCTTTATATACCAAACTACCTTAACCGAATCAATCGCGCCGCAGAGCTTAATATAGGTCAAAATGTATCATTTGTTAATCCTACTTATGCAGATGTTCAATTAAGTGGGTGGTCAGAAGGCTTTAGTCTTGGTACTGGGAATTTTACTATCGAGATATCATTTTACACAGATAGCATAGTACCGATACAAACTATTTTTTCTGTAAATAGCTGTTTAAACTGGAATGGATTTAATCCTGCTGCCCCACCCACTTTAGGTGCAAGCGGTGGTTACGGTTTATTCTTAGTCAACTCAGACCTTCATTTTTCTGCCAAGGGTACTAGCTTCAAAGTAAACACATCACCAATTGTTGCGAACACTTTTTACACGGTCTGCATACAGCGTGTCGGCAATATCTTACAAACGTTTCTTAACTTTATACAAACTGGTGCAACAGCTTGCAGTTTCAACTTGGCTCATTCTGCATCTAACAACATAGATACAAGAGACTATAGACTATTCTTAGGTGCTTCGCCGTTTTTTAATTGGTTTGGTGCAAGCACAGAAAACTTAATAGACGCAAGTTTCAGTGGAGGTATTTCCAACTTCCGCATTACAAAAAATATTGTCCGATATCCTTCAACTTTCTACAGCGCAACACTACCTTTCCCTAAGTCAAGTATAGCTAACCGCATTGACCCAAGATATGCCAATGTGCTATTCAATTTTCCTTTACAGTTTGATACTTATAACTACGCCTCAAATACAAAAAGGTTAGCCAATGAAACACTGAGACAAAAAACACCAAACTTTAATACTGGGTTTATTGAGTTAGATGGAAACACTGTTTACACTTCTGAGCAGATTGAGACAAATTTATCTGCGTCTGAATGGACTATGGAATGCTATTTGGGTCTGTTTGAAAATAATGCACCGATTACGACAGCAAAAACACTATCTAGCTGGCTAAGCAGTAATATTTCGGCTACAGAAGGTATAGAAAAAGTAAACCTCTTAAAGCTAACATCTAATGGCAAAATAGTTGCAACAATAGATTTTAATCATTATTCAGATGGCAATGTAGTTTATGGTAGGAACACAGTACCTTATTTGACGTTTAGTATAAGTGAAGACGGCAATGTTTGGAAAAGTATGCCTTCAGAGACTGGGAACATAATAAATGCTTCAGCTTTCAATGCTTATCCTGCAATTACAATCCCTTCTACAGATATTGTTTTTTATAGCAACTTAGGTGTAACTTCAAATATATCGACCAGTACTACGGTTATCGCTTCTCCTTTTGCAGAGCCAAACACCCATATAGCAGTCTCTAGGTCAGAAGGTAACCTCTACTTTTACATCAATGGTGTTTTAGTTAAAACTGTTGCTTATGCTGGCACTTTGTATCAAGAAATAAACAAACTAGAACTTTCTTTTGGTAGTTTGTATACGCCTTGGATAAGTTCTGCTGGGTCTGCTAGAAGAACTATCGGTGTCAAGGGTTTGCGGGTTACTAATGCTAGTAGATTTATAAGTACTACAGTTCCTAACGATTATTTCTACTCCCACTGCCTCCAACCTCTGCCACTAACTACAGGTGTCCTCACTCACCCCAAAGCACGTATTCTTGCGATTGTCCCAGTCGTAGGCAACCCCTCTATCAGTACAGGTACTTGTCAGTGGTATGTTTACGTTGCTCAGGCAGTCGATAGTTTAGTTTTGGCTGATTTTAGCCTTACTCAGATAGAAGGCGTGTCAGGCGCTTCTCTAATAACCATAGATAAAAATAACGAGCTTGAATATGTTGTAACGGCTGATACTGGAACTGGCAATGGTAAACTTGGGCTGAATTTTGTAGATAGGCGAACGGTGAGGTATAAGGGTATCAACACACTCATCTCAAACTACATTGGCGAATTGAGTTTTCAGGGACAATCTTATGTTATAAACAAAAATGCGCCAATACCCACAATCACTAGCGGTTCAAGCCCTTACATCAATGAAACATTCACTTGCACTCTAACTTGGGATGCAGCTATTGTCTCTTTTGACATTACTAAAATTGGGGTGAGTAATGGGATTCTTTCCAATTTGATTTTACTTGATGAGGTTACGCAAAGTTATCAATTCAATGTCACGCCAGAAAAGCAAGGTGTGGTATACGTTCAGGCGCTCGAAGGTGCAGGAATTACTGACGGAGATATATATTCTGGGAAAAGTAACCTGCTCGCTAGAATTTATGCTGAAGCCTTTCCTATTTTGCAGTTGCCACTCAATTTGTCGAATACGTTCTATGATGTTTCGCCAAACCAGTACCAACTGAACGAAATTGTCCCCAACAACACACTTTTCTCTTCGACCACGTTTCCTATAGGCACAAACTCCTCTCTTGCCGTAGTGCCTCAATTAGAGCAGTCTGGATTGACATATGAGAACTTTGAAGCGATTGGTCAAGGCTCTTCTTTGGTGATGAATGGTGATTGGACTATTGAGTTTCATTATCGGGGCAATACTTTTAGCCCCCAGAACACAACACATCTCTTTTCTGTCGAGAAAGCAGGTACAGGCTTTGCAATTCTGGCTGTGAATGGAAATATTCAGATAGTTCGCAGCATCGACCAAGCTACAAACTTATTCTCAACAATTGTTTTGCGTGAGTCTGACATCTTTTCAGGAGCTACACCGATTTATCCTGCATACGAAAATGGTGCATACACTTTGCAGCAGAAGTTTCCCCACTTTGCAATCACTAAGAAAGGAAATATTTATCGCTTCTACCGCAATGGAGTTCGTATTGGGCTTGTACAATCATCAACAATCATCAATATTTCCAGTGGAACGCTCAAAGTAGGTTATTACGAAAATCGCGTTACCCAAGCACCTTATTTTCTGTCGAATGTACGGCTAACAGTAGGAAAGGCACTTTATACAGCCTACCAACATGATGTGCCTTTGATTCCTTATAGTACAGTTACAAATATTCTCGATGTTAGCGAACTGCTTGACTATATTTCAATAGTATCGGATAACAATGTACCGAATAAAGCTATTAATGGCAATACACTGTCTTTGACCTTCAATAGTATTATCGAGCTTACAAATTTGCCTGTAGTAACGATTTTAGGTAAGACTGCAACGGTTACTAACACCCAATACAATACCTATGTTGCTACTCTTCTCGTCAACGAGACTATTGACCAACAAGTGTATTTCAACATTGTTATTCATGATGAGCCAAGCTTACCGAACAAAAATTTCACATCGACGACAAATGGAACTTCAGTATTCATAGAGAATAGTCCATTTACTATTGTTTTATCGACTACGCAGCCCAATGACAATAGTTTCAAACTTTACGCAACAGCTACACTTAATAAAGCTGCTCCAACGTTCGGGCTTGATGCCCTCACTCTCACTAACTGTGTTGTAGGAGGATTAATAAAAGCAAGTAATAACAACGTTTTCAATTTTGAAGTGCAAGCTAACGCAAGCGGAGATTTTAGCTTAGCAGTTTTGGCTAATTCTGTCAATTCTGCAATTGGGACACCTAATCAAGCCTCCAATGTATTGACTCGTACAGCAGTAGTCCCTGCTTATTTACCCGACCCCTACTACAACCAAACACTCCTACTCCTTCAACCCACTGGAACGAATATTGTTGATGAGAGCCAATACGAAGTCACACTTGCAGTAAACAATGTCGATGTAGTCGCAGATGAGTATCCTACAGGCTTATTGAAGTCTATGCGGTTTAATGGTCAAGGTTCCAGTATTGTTGCCACGCTTCAGCAGCCACTGAGCGCCAATCAGGACTATTGCATAGAGTTCTATATCTATTTATCCTCATTGACCACATTCTCTCTCTCTGCTCCTATTGCAAGCCCTGCATCGTCAGTTACGCCCACTTCTTTTGATATCAGTTGGAGTGAGGTAGATGGAGCTACAGACTATTTAGTAGACATCTCGAATACGAGTGACTTTTCCAAAAAGATAGATGGATTTGATAACGCTTTAGTAGGTGATGTGACCAGTATTTCAGTTACTACAAATTCAGCATTAGAATCACCAGTTGTAGCGTCCAATAGAGTTAAGGCAGAAAAAGGATTTGTGGCGGAATGGCAAAAGCTTAAAAATGCTATTGGGTATCGCGTTTACACCTCGTTATCTGATACGTTCAATACAAGTGTTCGTGCAGTTTCGGGATTGTTTACTCGTAGTAACAATATCTCGATTGGAGATGTGGTTGATGCAATTGAGTATACGCCAGAGCTTGTAGTGATTGATAGTGGTTCTTCATCAGGTTCCTATAGTTCTGATAGCATTCTTCAAGGCATCCTCTCATCAGGCACATCCTCGCCAAAAATATTTGCATTCAATGACGAGAATACTATTCGTTGTTACAAAAGTCAACCAAACTATACGCAACCTGCTGTAGCTGAAATTGAGTCTAAACAGTGGTTTCACGTTGCGCTTGTGAACTCTTCGGCTGCAAAATCTACTAAGCTCTTTATCAACGGTGCGCTTCAAGACAAGCTTAAGAATACTGATATGGGCTGGGATGCGGATTTAAATATTGGCTACGCAATCACAAATTTTTCAGGTTATATTCAGGCTTTTCGTGTGACGCTAGGTCAAGCTAGATATACAGTTGACTTTGAACCCCCAACACTTCCATTGACAAAAAATTAGTAATTTCTTCTTCAGTAGCTACTCTCCATCCATCCCATCTAGGTTTGCAACTTTTAAGCCTGTCTTGCACAGTGGCGAGTGCTATTTTTTCAAATTTAGCAGCTTGATTAAGTGATGTGTAGTATTTACCGTGTACTATTATAGGTTTACTTCTTGGTGAAGCTGCTCTCATCTTAGCTTTATGTTCCTCACTAAATACCTTACCAAGGTTACGTGTATTCCCCATCATAGCTGCACTTCGTTTTGCTCTTGTTTCAGGACTTATCTCTTTAAGTTTTGCTGAAGCACTCATTTTTGCCCTAGTATCCGCAGAAAATACCTTACCTAAATTATTTTTTCTGCCTTTGCTTTTAGCTCCAATTTTAGCCTTGTGTTCGTCGCTCAACTTTTTACCTTTATGTGCAGCACTAATTTTAGCTTTAGTCTCAGGAGTGAGGGTAAGACCTCTAGACTCAGTACCTGCTCCATAACCGCCTAGATTTATATTGTAAGTATCATCGCGTTTGACAAACTCTTCATTCACCATCTCAGCTTCCGCAGCATAGGCATCTTTTCCAGAGCTAAATTTAGCCAAAGTAGTTCTTGTAAAATTTTCTCTTCCATATTTTTCAATAGCTGGTTTTAAAGCGTACCCACTACCTAAATATTTTCTAGATTTCGCAGTGTTAGCAACCTTATGCACTCCTACATAAATTTTACCGTTACAAATATTTGTGGTCTGATACAAAATCCAAGTGTCACTCATTGCGTAATACCAATATACGTGTATACTAATAAGTATATCATAACAAGTACATAGCCAATGAGTATCGACAAAAGTAAAAGATTTAACGCGGTTCTATCTGAAAAGCGTCTAACTAAGCTAAAGAATTATGCTGAATCTCGCGACCGCACCATGACAGTTCTTTTTGAAGACTGGATTGACAGTCTCCCAGAAGTCAAAGTGGTAAACTAAAATATAAAAGAATCACTAAAATCAATGTCACAAACAGCAAACTTTCTCATGGGTACTTCAATCATCGGCGCTAAGGCTAATGACTTGATGAAAACATTTAAGCCACAGCAAATCTCTCTGCCAAGTTGGGGAAATTCCCGTATAAATAAATCCCCTCTTTCTATTACACGTGACCAGAGAGCAGCAATCGTACAAAACTCTCCTCCTAGCTTAAATAGGCAGGAAGCAATTGCAAGTTCCAGTGTTGGTAGAGGTATGAGTAGGCAACAACCACCTAGACAGCCTCAGAGAAAGCTTGCCCCAAATCAATTTCTGGATGCAAATGGTGTCGTTCGCCAAAAGATGAGCGTTGGCAATTGGAAGAGTCAACAGGCTGCTCAAATTGGGCAGTACGGCGGATTTTCAGGTAATTTCCAGCACTTTGTAAACTTCTAAAATGGGAAGATTCATCAAACGTGACTCTACAGGCAAAGTATGGCTCAGGGACTCGCAAACAGATGAATGGTTGCTAGTTTCCAGCCAATCCGTCGTAGAAACAAGAACGCAAAAACGAACTCAACAACGGAAGTCTTCAGAGTCACTCTTCAAATTGGTGACGGTTCGGCGTTTAACAGGACTTCCGTTAGAAACTGTTACCGCCAGATTAAAAATAGTTCAGAGTAACTTAGAAAAATCTGCTGTGCTAGCGCAATTCCCTCTTCCTGCTCCTGTTAAGTTCCCAGAGACAGAAGAAGACACTATTAACTACTTTTCAGTTCACGTCGATGAAGACCTATATGGCACTAATGAGCCAATCTTCACTTTTTTCTCTTCTAGCTACCAGACTCAAATAAAAGCATACGTCTCTGCTAATTCTGCCAATCGTGGAGGTTGGAGTGTTCATTTAGCCTATGTAAAATCGGTCAAAGATAAGCAAAATGGACTTAAAGAAGTCGAATGGACTCTTGTTACAATCGATAACGCTGACATTGCACCTTATGGTGGTTCTACGCCAATTACAGAGCGTCAGACTTATCAGCTTGACTTAGATGCTACAGGACTACCTCAGTGCTTCAAGTCGAACTTCTCTCTAGATAATTTGACCTATTTGGGAGGTGGTATTTGGAGTTGCATGATAATTGACCCAGAAGACCGCATACCTGTCTATGGAGTAGCACCTACCAGCGATAGTCGATACAAGCGAATCTCTAATGGTGTGGGCGGCAACTCAGTCACTGTAACTTCGTATAGTTGTACTCCAACATATTCATTTACGTGGTGCAGAGGTCAGTCAGTACTTAAGAAACGTATTCGTAATGCGTCAGTCGAGTTTGACCAGCAAGCTTTTGACGACAGCGCTGTGCTTGTGCAGAAAAGGAAATCGGCATACTCCTTAGACCTAACACTGCGTCCTGAGATGTCGAGCAATCAGTTGGTACAAAAAACAGTCACTGAAATATGCAACTCCGAAGCAACTTACGTTGGTAACACTAATTATTTTCTGTTTTCACCAAGGCAATCTCCAGACTACGGAACAGATTTAGCGCGATTCAGTTTACAGAAATATAATCAGCAATCCAATGTGATTCGTCCTAATGCTTGGGGAGTTTTAGCGGCTTCTAAGGAAGGTTCTTCGCTTTTGCGCCTTGATATGGGCATGGCAGAAGGAAAAATTGAACATCCTTACGAAATTAAGAGTACGGTCGGAAAAAGGGGTGTGAGCTACGAGTGGCAATACAAAAACTGGTGGACTTATGGCAAAATTCAGGATTATTATCCATTAACCAAGAATCAATATACTTATTTTGTGAGTCGGGCTTTCGGGACTGAAATCAAATCAAATTTGTTTGTCGATGGAAGTACACCTTATGGCGCTTTGATAAAAACTGCGCCGAATCAAGTTCAAACTACTTGGGATGCGCCCCCTTACCCTGAGACTGGCTATTTCCCTATTCGTCGAGGGGAATTTAGCTTTGTGCTGCGATATTCGATGCCTCCACTTTTCTCGCACGAAGGTTGTTATTATTATCAAGTCAACCCAGAGCGAATAGGTACAAGCTCATCATCAGGTGACAGATTTTATGATAATAGTGTTGCACCATCACAGCCCAGCTTCGGTCTAGCGCCAAGTTTCTCTTCTCAGGATGATACTAACCCAAATACCAAACAAAATGGCTACATAGCTACATACACGCAAATTCTGGGGGCTTTGGATGGTGCAAGTGTCAGTAGCTTCAATATAGGATACAGACCGATTGCTGCAAGTGATACTGAATCGATTTTAGTGCTGTCACCTAATCCAGAACAAAAACTAAGGCTGAGTCAAGAGCCAACTTTATTTCCCGTTGGGTTTACAGATGATGTGCGGGAAAATATTGTTATTAACGGTTAAGCGAGTTGTATGGAGTCGAACCAATACCGTCTTCAGCTTATGAGGCTGACATGAAACCGCGTCACTCTACTCGCTTTTTTAATATAACACAACTAACCATAAAAACACGAAATATTATATGTAACCAGAGAGGTATCTTGCTGCTCTGGTCGAAAATTGCGGTCTTCAGTGTAAGTTTGCAAATATTGCACGTTGCTGCCAAAAACCGAGTAAATATCAGCTACAAACACTGATTGACGTTCAGGTAGTTGTTGCCAAGAGTTATTGTTGCCGCTAGGGTAAGTTTTAGTAGGCTCAAGGCATCGATAGTAGGCGTTAGCATATTTTACAAGACTTCCTTTAGCAAACGGCTCAAAGACGCTGCTAGGGGTCGCTCCGAGGTCAGTAAACTGCTCTGTTGGCTTTTGGATTGTGTTGGTGATGAACTTGCTGTCTATAATCAGAGAATATCGAGAGTCAAATTTGGGAATCAAGAACTCCCGAAAATATATTGTGTTCAAGGCAAGGTTAGAATTGCCGAGTGTGGGGTGTATTTCTTTTTTTCGACCCACTTCTCGACGGTTGATTTTTTCTTTGAATATTTGTGGTGTGACAGAGCCTGTGAGTTGAGTTTCAGTGCCGAGACGATTTATAAGGCAGATTTTGGGGCGGTATGAGGTCGTTGCGCCGATGATGTTGGTAAGGGAGTAGAGGGGGAAGTGTTTATCGTAGGTTCCGTTTAAGAAAAAATTAGAATCATTATCATCAGCTATGAATAGCGTAGAAAATGGCTTGCCCACTTTGTTACGAGGGGCAAGAAATTCGTGACCCGATACTACTGGGAATGTGAAGTCTGGCATTATTCTACGTTGGGGAGAGAATCAATAAAATCTTCAAGAATGCTGGTAACATCCTTGTCCCTAGACTCTGCATATTTTTTTAACTTTTCGTGTCTTTTGACAGAGAGATTTGCGTTAAGGCGTTTTGATTTGTCAAGGCGCATATTATGCTCATAGGTGTGTTATACTGTAGTTATTATACATGGATATGAGGATATGTGCAATGGCTGAGACTTGGATTTTGTACCGAACTACTAATTTGTTGAATTTCAAAATATATGTTGGTGTACATAAAGTTGCTGACACTACCCGTTCTAAAAAATATTTAGGTAGTGGCGACCAAATAAGGGCAGCAATAAAAAAGTACGGTAGGGAGAATTTTATAAGAGAGACTCTAGCGGAGTTCAGTTCTTGTGCTGACGTATATGATGCTGAAGCTAAGTTAGTAAATCAGGAATTTGTTAATCGTGATGACACCTATAATATATGTCTTGGAGGAAGAGGTGGAGTCAATCTAACGGAGGAAATGAAGAATAAACTAAGAATTGCGAATACTGGTAAAAAAGCAAGTCCTGAAGCAATAGCTAAAATGATTAAAAGTAGGACAGGTCAAGTTCGCACAGAAGAAAGTAAGGCAAGGATGAAAGCTGCACAGACAGGTAAAGTACTTAGCGAGGCAACTAAGGCAAAGATATCTGCGGCAGCTAAAGGGCGTAAAGGTAGGAAAATTAGCGATGAGGAAAAGTCTAGGTTGATTGCATTAAATAGTAAGCCTGTGGTTATAAATAGGAAATACTACACATCAGCTAAAAAAGCATCTGAAATTAAAAAACTTACTTATGAGACTGTTCAGTACAGATTAAAAAGCCCTAACCATAGATGGTCTAAGTGGCGCTATGCTACAGACGAGGAAAAAGCTGCTTACGCCTTGGGTGAGGTACAATAGTTGTTAATACTTTCATATAAACCGAAAAATGCTTTTTGAAGAGGCAACTCAGTTATCGCTTTTAGATTTGGATGAGGAACTTTTATTTTCAGGAGTCCCTACCCCTTTATCTGCACTTGCCCAAGGACAATATTCCACAGAAATTGCGTCGCTCACAGGGTTAGCACTGCAAGCAATTAACCACCCCACAGAAACTGAGCGTCCTCCAATTCGCGAAATGTCGCTCATGGCATCACGCGACCCCATAGCAAGCCAATGTCTATCTTTTAAAGCACTCAGAGCAACACAAAGTTTCGGTGAATATTCACATAAAAAGAAGGAAATAGAGGCTTTTGTGAATAGTAACTTAAGAACTCTCCCTAAAAATTTTAAGCAAATCATATTTAAATTATTTTCATCAGTAATTTTGCATGGAGTCGGAGTTGCGGAATTTACAAAGTCGTCTAAGTTGCGAGGTTACAGAGGACAATGGAGAATAGGTAATATCAACGTCTTGAATCCTGACCAGATAGTCTCTTTTGGAAAGTCGTCAAATCAATCGGGCAAAATCGAATGGATTCTGTATCGGAATGGGGATGGGAAAGAAGTAAAGATTCCATATCAGAAGTGCATCCACATAATTAACAACGCTGGTTCTGCATTTGATGCTACAAGTGTGTGGGGAGTTGGAGATGGAGTCTCCGCTTTGCCATATTACAAATTGAAGAAAATTATACTTACACACCTAGCTCTCCGCATCAAAAACGACAGCGAAGGTCTACTCTGGGCGCAAACACCCTCCAACGGTATGACAACCTTAGTAGATGCCCAAGGCAAAGTAAAAATAGACGAAAAAACCAAAAAACCGCTTCAAGTTACGAAGCAAATGGCTCTTTCGTATCAACTTAAGGATATTCAAAAAAGAGGCTTTATCGTCACTGAAGATGACGTAACTCTACAACGTATCCAAATACAAAATACTGCCGACAATCACTTCAAAGCACTAGAATACATCGATAGAGGCATCCAATCTAGTTTTGCTATACCTTCAGGCATCTTTGACGTTAATAGCGGCTCAGGAACCACGAATCTCGGTAACAATGGTTTCGGTCAGAATTTCAAGATGACCTTTGACTCGACAATTTTTGCATTAACAACTACACTCAAGCACGAAATTATTCACAAGATGATTCGTGGCTTACTACATGACAATTTCCCTTCAAGTTGGTTTAGTGAAGATTGGGGCGAGTTTGTATTCGATGTCGAGGAAGACCAAGCAACAGTCAATGGTCGTCTCAGCACTATTACTTCACTTATCGCATCTGGCATTATTCCTGCCGATGACGTTGAGGTACTTAGCCTTATCCGTAAGAATCTTGGACTACCTTCACTCGACGAAGACGAGAAAGCCAAAAAACAAGAAGATGCACTCAAAGCTGAGATACAAAAAGAGTTGCAAAAACAAAGTGAAGTTCTTGCACTTCAAGCTCAAATAAATCAGATGTCTGCCCCTATGCCGCCACCTGAAGGACAAGCTGAGCAATATCCTCCTCAAGAGGGAGCGCCGCAAGCATAGTAGTTATGTTATATTGAAAAAGTCACTTCGCAAAAGACATCATTCGCCTCCAGCTAACAGGCTCTAACAGCACACCAAGCCTCTAAATTATGCTGAAACTGGTGTGCGCCCTATTATTCCTCTTTCTGCTCTTCCTTCTTTTTTCTGACGTATTTCTTAGCTTCTTTTTCTACCACAGGACTAATCAGATTTTGCAGTCCAGTCTGATAAATATTTGCAAAGTTAGCGAAGTGTTTCATACTGTTAAATCGTATACCTTTAGTGAATCCTTTACTTACAATATCAGGTAGTCCAATTACTTTTCTGGCGTATTTTATGTTGTCTGGCGTAACCTTTTGAAGTGAAGCATTATCTATGAGATAAGCTTTGCTCTTCTTAGGATTAGGTATAGTGACATTTCTCTCGAATATATCGTCATGATAGAGATTTGCTTGTTCAACTAGTCGGCTTTGGCTTCGCCCTAATTGATTACCAAGTTTATACTTCTGCTTAGGGGACATATCATCAATATAATCTTCCAACATTCGCCCACCATATTTTTGAGTATATGCCACTGCTCCGTCAGATTGTTTTACCACATCTTTACCAACTTGAGGTACTACTCTAGTTTTTTCAGCTTTCTTTGCATTATGAAATTCCTCTCTAGCGTTTTTTTGGTCTAAAGCATCTTCAGGATAATTTCGTATGATAACTTGCCCCATTGACGGAACATAGTCAACTTTTTTTATGTTGCTATCGTAAAGATTTATTTTTTCAGGTCTAAGATTGAAATTAGCGAAGTTTTTCATCATATCTTTATGGGGTTGTGTCCACCGTAGTTGTAGATGAGTAAGCAGAGATTTTGGTGCTATTGAAAGCATACAGTCTAGCGTAATATACAGTCGTTCCACTCAATCCGAAGATTAAGAATTTGTTATCAGCAGACCTTGTAACACTCAGCTCCTCAAGAATTGTAAAGGTATTTGCTCTACTAATCTCAAGCGTGTAGTCAGTTGCGTTAACTACTTGCGAAAAAGTTAGTTCGACTTGTGACTCATCAAGTATATTGATATTAGTAATGCTTGGCGCTGAAGAGATAGTAAGCTCAGTATATGGTTCAATGGGTGTATTGATTGTAAGGGTAGTTGAAGGGTCAGTACTGCGGTCATCTCCGTTATACCCGTAAGCACGTAGGTAATATGTGCGATTAGGCTTAAGCAGAAGCTCAATATTATTAGCTTCGCTTTCAAAATAAGTATTGTCAAGCGTAAATGCACTATCTCGCGCCAAATTGAGTAAATATTTAGAGTAGCCAGTCAGCGTTACATTTGCTCGGTCAAAATCAGCACTTCCACTAAGAGTTACTGTAGGAACCGTAAGAGATGCAATACTAGGTTCTTCTGTATCACTAAACAAGTTAGTTCTAAATAAGTACGGGATAGAAATGTTCGAGCTTGAGTCATATACAATTACCTGATATTGTGTGTCGGCAGAAAGAGATTCAAATGTGTAGCTGCTAACGTCGCCCACATTTTTAGGGAACGTGAAACCACTTACAGGCACATAGTTGCCAGTATCCAGCACTTTTAGTTGAACGCTGTATGAAGTAGCTCCAGCACTACGTTTCCAGTAGGCAGAAAAGGAAGTCTTTCCGATAACGCCCTTATAAACCGCCAAAGCTGAGGTACTGACTGTGTTGGAGTAAATACCTCCCTCAAAGTTGCCGCGAATATAGTAATTGGTACTGGAGTCGAGTAAATTCTCTATATTGAAGCTGCCATTGTTCTCTACGCTTCTGGGATACCCTTTTAGCAAGAACTTGAAATCAGAATCAGTGCTAACTTCAAGATTGTCGAGGCTATATGTCCAAGTGAGCAGATTTTTAGCTAGTTGCAAAATTGGTGCAGCAGCTTTTGTTGAGAAAGTTTGTACAGCAATCGTTTTTGTGTCGCCAGATGCTGTTTTTCCAGTAATTGTGTAACTGTAGTTGCTACTTGGCTCTAAGAATAAGTCAATAGTATGCGTATTGGTGTTTCCAAGACTTTTATTACGGTAGAAGTTGACTCCTAGGTAAGCATTTGACTCTGTTTTCCAAACCGATAGAAGATAATCGGTGTAGCTGCCATTTAAAGTCCAGCCAATGACAGCCGAAGTATCTGTAATACTAGTTGTAGTGACTCCAGTTATGCTTGTAAGGGCTGCTGAGGTCGTTGTAGTGACAGAGTTGGAGTAATCTGAGGACTGACTAGAATTGAGCGCTCTAATACGTGAATAATATACTGTTGCAGGGCTAATACCCTCATTTAGCAGCAAAGACCCGACATTCCCAACAATAGTCGAATAAGCAATCGAGGCAAAAACCGAAGAAGTGCTTAGCTCGAACAAATACCTAGTTGCATAGCTCCGTAGAACCCACTGAAACAAGATGCTACGCGAAGTGATGGTAGTTGGAGTAAGCAGTTGTGGTGGATTTAATGAAGTATTTAGGGAAAGCGTTGTGACGACTTGTGTGGCTGAATACGTAGTAGTTTGCCAAACAGAGATTGCCCGTACTCGAACATAGTAGATTGTTGCAGCCGTTAGACCCACAAAGCTGACTGAAGTGTTCTTGGTTGCTACAGTTTGAGCAATGACACTAAAATCCGACGTAGTTGAAATTTGAGCGCTATAACTATCCGCCAAATCCACTGCGTTCCAAGAGGCAGAAAAAGAAGTCAGGTAAATATCTGTTATGTTGCTGATTGTCGGTGTTGCGAGATTCTGAAATTGCTCATCATAAGTTTCTACATCTCGAAGTGTCGTAAAAGTCACTACATCGCTGCTAGCCGAGGTAGTTGTGCCATCCGAAGCCCTTACACGATAGTAATATTGATTTTCAGCCGTAAGTGACCCTACATCTCGAAAACTGACATCTCCTGCATTGACATTATTAAGGATTAATGAAGTGAAGCCAATGTTTGTTGATAAATCTACAAAATAAGTGGTCGCACCAAGTACTTTGCCCCAGTTAAGTCGAGCCGCAATAGCTGTGAGATTGGTTGTTCCTAGAGCATCGGGAATGGGAAAATCTGTTGTAGTCGAGAGCGAAGCAGAAGTCCACGCAGACAATCCAGTTGCATTTGAGAAGCGCAAACGGTAGTAGTAGAGCGTATTTGCCGCCAAACCACCTATAGTGAGTGCCAAAGTTTCTTTTTCTGTCTCCTTAATGTTTTGCGTTAGTAAGAACGTCAAATTAGAGTAAAGTGGGGCGCTAAAATCGGAATTTACTGATACGTCAAGTTTTAGCTCTTTTATGTAATCGCTTGGTGCAGCTTTTTGTAATTCTACCCTGATAGAGCTGCTATTCTTTTCTGCCTTCATTATTACAGGTTGAGATGGAGAAGGAGGTGCAATTCCAATGCCAATTGATGAAGCAGGAGTAGTTACTGAAACTATATTTGAGTATGCAGATTCGCCGTCAAGATTGACAGCCTTAGTTCGGTAATAATATGTTGTAGATGGTTTAATTAATGGCATATTTTTTAAGTTGCTGTAACTTCTCCAGTACCATTTAACCAATTATTAATAGTCCTAGCTCTTTTACCAGTTACCCATAAATTAAAGCTAATATAAATAAACTCGCAAGTGGAGTAAGGGTTAAGTATAATTCCAGAACTTAACCCAGAAGTAGTTAAAGTAGATAAATTTAACACTTGTTGACTAGAATTTCCATGATTAATTCTAGTATTAAAATTTCCAGAAGAGACTTCTATTCTATCACCTAAAGACGGCTTAGCAGGGAATGTGTGTACGCAACCAGATAAGACTGTTACATAATTAGTATTCGATATTAAAGTAGTATTACTATTTAAAACCTTAGTGGTTGTAAGAGGTTCTTCCCAAACAGTATTTATTAGTTCCGTACTACCTGCCCTTGGTGCGGAAGTTTTATAGGGATGACCCGAAGGAAGTAAGGACTCAAGACCCCAACGCCACATGATACATCCCCAAATCTTGTCTATATTTGTGGGATTTACAGAACTAGGGTTAATAATTGCAACTTCACAAATTTTAATTCCTGCGGTGCTATAGTCACTAAATGCTGTCGCATCAACACATAAATAAGTACCCCAGTTACCAGAAGATTCGGAAATATTACGAGAATAAGTAGAACTAGCGTCAATTTGAATACCTCCTGTAGAACTTGAGTAATAAAGCATTACACCAAATTTACGCCTACCTGTAGTTGGTGCGACAATGTATGCTGGTGCAGTTCCATTTACATAAGCTGGGCGAAATTGGTAAGGATTTTCAAACCCTAAATAGAAATTGCCTATAAATGGTAAATAGCCTTGAGTCCCTGAGTATGTGGGGCAATCAGTAGTATCGATAATTGCAAAAACTAATTGTCCATCATTACGTGGGATAGTAGGAAGACTGAAAAAATCATTAATATCTGCCATGAATGCACATGGTAAACCGTTAAAACCTGTAGCTTGATAAGTTGGTCTATTAGAGCCTGTTTGAGTTGCATTACGTCCATTCCCTGACTTATCAGCTATAGAATCAATTACTCCACCAGATATGGCTAAAGTTGCTGAATCTTGAAAATTAATCCAAAAATCTGTAGTTATTTCATCTAAATCCCATAACGAAGTTGCATATTGAGTAAGATGCTTTTTTGTAAATGATAAATTTGGAGGTAAAGCTAGAGGTATACCAGAAGCTCCACCATATATAATTTCACCATACTCAGTCATCGGATTAGCAAGCGCGTCTCCACTCGTTGCCGATGTTACTCTTCCTTTACTATCTACAGTTACAGTTGCATTTGTATAACTTCCTGCTATCACACCTGAGTCTGTAAGTTCAGTTTCGTCAATACTTCCAGCAATTACAGAAAAAGTAAGTGTATTGGCTGCATCATTGTAACTAGCGCTAATTGTCGAGCTATTTTGTACCAGCGCTGCCACTCGGTCGTCTACCGACTCGTTGAAATTAAGTACATCGGTTGCAGTTACATCGGCTTTAAGTTTTAGCCATCGCCCTGTGCCTGAAGCTGGTAATAATATTGATACATCATCAGCAGTAGCTGTAGAGGTTGGATTATAGCTGAACCAAGCATTTACTGACCTACACAGCCGTGCATAGCCATTCAGAAGCAAAGCTGTTGGAAGAGCCTTGATTGCCGAAACGTCAGAAATTGAATAGCCTATTTTAATTGCCATGATAATATTGTAGTATATAAATTAAAAAAGTGATAGGCGAATGGCGCTTACAGATAAATTACAAGCAGAAAAAGCTGGTCTGGAGTCTTATTTAGATTCTGTGCGTGGCTCTAAGCTTGAGCAAAATCAAATAAATAGACTTCTCACAATCAACGGACTATTAGGTATTGGTGCTGATGGTGAGAGTTCCTCGGATATAACTTCAAATAGTTCAATTCAGTATGGGGCTGGAGTTGTAGATGCAAAAACCCAACGAATAGTAATTGCAAGTAATGGTAATTCTGTAGTATTTGCAAGTCCACAAGCTGTAACTCAATCAGGTTCTTGGGATGTAACCAATATTAGCGGTACGGTTTCTCTGCCAACAGGCGCTAGTACAAGTGCTTTACAAACTACTGGAAACACAGCCCTATCTAGTATTGATATTAAAACGATACCTGCTTTCACCAATTCTCCTGTAAACCTCGGTGTAGTTAACCAAGCGGTATTAAAGGCTGGTGCAGGTGTAGTTTATAAGCTGTATTGCTATAACAAAAGTACATCTGTAAGATTTTTTCAAATCCACAATAAAGCAGCAGCCCCCGTTAATAATGATGTGCCGATTGAGTCATTCCCAATTGCTCCAAATAATGCCTTGATACTTGACTCTACTTTTTGGGGTGCATCTGGAAGGGTTTGCAGTGTAGGTGTATCATGGGCTTTTAGCAGCACTGAAGCGACGCTAACCCTAGCTACAGCTGCTGACCAAACTAGCTCTGTGGGGTATTTGTAATGAGTGGAATTATTTTTGGTGGAACCGTTACACCTTCTCGACTAAGCCCCAATCTATTTAAGAACCCTAACTTCGCAGTAATTCAAGGCACTGCATCAGGCACTTTAGCTAATTCCACAGCGCTGCCTACAGCATCTTTGGGCTATCAAGGCGAAACAGAATGGTGTGTTGCGGCTAGTGGTGGTACTCCCGCCTATGCTTTTAGCTCAGCAAATGAATCTGTGACCTTTACAGGAGCCGCTTCTACTACAGCAATTTATTTGCTACAAAGGCTTGAAAGTAGAGATACTAATAGAATTAAAAGCAAAACAGTAACTTTCTCTTGTGAGATTTCTAACTCACTTCTCACATCAGTAATTTGGGAAGTGTTTAGACCAACAACCAGTAATGATACTCATGGTACTATTGCAACACCAACACAGACATTGATTGCTAGCGGTACTTTCACTGTAAGTAGCACACTTACTAGATACAGTGCTACTTTTACACTGCCTGATTTAGTTTCTAGAGGTTTAGAGGTTCGGCTTCGTGTAGGAGCGCAAACCTCTGGAACTTGGGTGGTGTCGCGACTGCAATTAGAGGAAGGAAGCCTAGCGACTAACTTCAATTGTGGTGATTATTCAGAGGAATTACAAAAGTGCTTGCGATATTTTTGGGCGCTTACATCTTCTGTAGCGATGGAGGGGAGTTCTGGGGGGGTTGGCAGTAGGCTATTAATATCCTTGTCATGCCTGACGACTTTGTTTGCGAATCCTGTTCAAAATATTTCTACCACAGGACTGATTAATGCATCGTCGCTGACTTTGAGTACTTCTACACAGGTTATTACGCTGATATTGACATCTTCCGTACCTGCGCCGAATGGATTTGCTGGCACTTTGTCTTCCGCCCTTTTATCCGCTCACATCCCCTAAAAATATGTCCTACAAACTAACTCAAGACCCTAATCAAATCATCCGCCTATCCGATGGCGCGGTAATCCCTAATGCTCCTAATGGTGACTGGCAAATATACCAGAATTGGCTAGTTGAAGGTAATACGCCCGAACCCGCAGACCCTTTGCCTGTAGTTGTACGAGAGACTGATGCAAGACGATTAAGATTGGCTTTATTACAACTAGGGCATTTACCGACAGTTACCACCGCAGTTTCCAGCCTTGGCGAAGCGGCTGAAATTGATTGGGAATATGCTACAAGTATCAAAGAAGATTATCCTCTTGTTTTAGCTTTGGCAACTAATTTGGGACTAGATACTAAAGAAATATTTGATTTAGCAAGTTCATTTAATTAAAATACAGTACGAACAATTATGAGAATTTCAACATACGCATTAGCAACAAATCCTAAATACGCTAATTTTAATCCTTTTAATTGGCAAGGTTTAGCAGGTCAACTTGGTACTAAAGCTAGTAAAGCGCTTTCAACACCTGTTGGAGCAGCAAAACTTGGTGCTGGTATCGGCGCAGGAATCGGTGCAATCAACTATCTTGGTAGCGATGACAAATCGATTGGTAATCTTGCTGGTCAAGTCGGTGGTGGTGCTGCTTTAGGTGGTGCTGCGGGTTATGGCGGTTCTAGACTAAAGAATGCTTGGCAAGCACGTAAAACAGCGCAAGTTGGTAATCAGCAATTACTAGCTCCAGCAGCTTCTACAATGCCTCAACCTCAAACTCCAATACAAACAAGTAATGGTCAGCCTATTCAGACAGCTCCACCTAAACAGCAAGCTCAGTTACCTGCGGCTCAGCCAGTTCAAAGACCCCAACCTATTCAAAATGGTGTAATAACAACACCTGTCCCTGCAAGTCAGCAAACTATTGATGTTAATTCCTCTGCAATTGTACCTAGTACTGGATATCAACCACCTAAGTCAATGCCTACAAAGAATGCTGACGGTGTTTACGATTTAGCTAATCCGACTACTAAAGGCGTGGGTACAGAGCAAAGTATGCCTCTTTCTCAGCAAAAAAGATTAGACCAACGCAGAAAAAAATACTCTGCTGGTGGCTTTAGGAGTGGCAATATGAAACCAGAACTAGCCGTTGATGCTGATGGTAAGGCTTTTAACCGCAATATTTCTCCTTTTGCTAACTTCAAAGTGCGACGTTACAAGGGTTTCGTATACTAGGGATTAACCAAGATTATTCCAAAGATTTTCAGATAGATTGTTCCACTGCGAGTCCCCTAAATTATCCCAGACATAAGTTGCAAGCACAATTAAATTACTATTGAAACCTAAAGCGCTATTTGCCTCTAGGTTTTTTATTTTTAGAGGCAGATTATACATGATTCGTGGTGTAGAAAAGAATGTGGTTGCTACCTTTAGTTTGCTCTCAGTTGTCAGTAGCAATTTGTCAAATTTTAGTTCTGATTGCGGAATATAGTCAGATATCCGTCTCCCAAGCTCTAAAAGATGTGTATTATCAATAGCTGGGACAAAAAGCAAGAAACTAAGCAGCTCACCGCCAAATCCTTCGCCCAAAACAAATGAGGACAAGTTTGGCAACATATATCCCGCATCAAGTTTGGCATTTTGTCGGAAATCAGCTAAATTTATCGAGGTATTGGTCACTCCAGTAACAACATCATGTGAAAGTAGACAGACTTGAGTAGTTTCAAGGTCGCCAAGAGTTAATTCTCGGTCAGCAACGTTGAGTCGTGAGTAGTTTTGGGCAAAGTTTGTAGCAGTATAGTCAATTTCAAGTAGTTTTGGTAGATTTGGGTTAGTTTTACCAACTTTTAGAAGCGAGTTGTTGGAATTTTTCGATACGACAAGTAAAGAGTAGCTAGAAGCTCCAGTAATGATGCCTGAGACGCGAGGAGATAGTTTCTGGGTAGATGTGAAAGTCATTCCAAAATCTCCCCTTACTGGAAAATTAAGTACGCCTACAGATAAAAAATCATAAGCTATATCTCCAGTGAGATTCGATTGTGTGAGTGTATCCCCAGTAACAGATGTATAACTTGCATTTGTGAAATCAAGATAAGTTTTTATAGGTAAATTATTATCTGCTATATAATCTAAAGATAGTGTCATTATTTGTATTTTGGGTATAGTTTTTTAAATTCTTCTACTTTCTGTTTAGCTTCTTCTTCTGTTTCGCAATTAAAATACTTTGCAGATTTATCATTTATAGGATAATCAACTGTATATTTTCCAGTCCTTTTTATATAGGTATAATATTTTGGTTCTGGTTTCTTATTGGCGGAGGCAATAAGATTTTCTTTAGTTAAGGTTCTCAAATACTCTACTTTTTCTTTAGCTTTTTCTTCTTCTATATAAGAACCAAAAGTTAATCTTGCATTATCCACATCAAAAGCCACAACAAATTTTTTATTTCTTTTATCAAAATGATAATTCTTGTTTTTAATTTTGGTTTTTATTTCTTTATCTTTTCTAATTTGTTCAGCAATACTTAAAAGTTGTTCTTTGGGTAAAGTTCTTAAATACTGAACCTCTTCTATAGCTTGCTCTTCAGTATAGAAACTATTAAAAAATAAACACTTAGCCCCTACTTGTATCCTTACTGAATACATACCTAGTTTATTATCATAATAGTAATTTTTTGGTTGATATTTAGCTCTCTCTAGTAAAAGTTCCTCTCTAGTTAAACTTTTTAGATAAGAAACCCTATTAATTGCATCTATTTCTTCTGCATATCTGCCAAAGTAATGCATATCTTTATCTAAAGTATATTTGACAATATAAACCTTCTCTTTTTTATTATAAATGTAGTACTTAGAGTCTTTTATTCTATTTTTAGCTGGACAAACTCCTACAGTAGCAATATTAAATTCAGGTTTTAATAAGTCTACATAATACTTTTCTTTTTTTAATAGAAATTCGATATATTCGTCTGTACAACCATTTTCACTGTCTTCTATTAATTCTAAGATAGAAAATTGTAAATCTTCTAAGCCGTATTTTTCTGAATGGTGTTGTAAATGTTTATTGCCATGTTTTTTAGTTCGTAAAGCCCAAAGATGATGTGACCATCTTCTGCCGACATTTATACTGCTACCAATATAGATTTTTTGGGTAATTTTGCTAGTTATCTTATAAATTGCAGTTACTTTTTTACGCATACACTTTTATTGTTTACAATATTTTAATTGTAACACATTTTTAATTTTTAGTACAACTCCTTTAATACCTCTGTGAGAGTGATTCAATGTGTTAAAATTATTTTATCTATATTTTAGTTTATATGACCATTTATCTAGGAAACGATGTCGGCTACAGGTCAAGTGGTTTCGCAATTGTAAGTGCAGAAAAAGAAAAATTGCAACTGCTCTATGCAGAAAATTTCTATACAGACAAAAAAGACACTTTACCACAAAACCTTGCAAGTATAGCCGACCATTTTAAGAAAATAGTAAAAGAATACAAACCGACGGCTTATATTTATGAAAATCCTGTGCTGAAGGGGGATATTGGAGCAAAACTTAACCAATCGATAGGTGTAACGCGCTATCTTGCAAATAAGTACGGATTAGAAGAATTTTCTTATATGCCAACCGAAGTAAAAAAAGCAGTAGCTCATTTTGGAGGCTCTAATAAGCAAAACGTAATAGATGCGGTTGAAAAAGTATTTCCAGATAGGAAATTTGATTATAAGGAAAATCATTGTGCAGATGCCGCAGCTTGTATTCTGTGCCATCTCTACAAAACAAGTGTAAAATTATAGTAACTACTAGAGATAATAAATATGAGTGATTCATTCCAGAAGCAGCTTTTAAGTGGGAGTACAAACGGAATTGGCATTCCTATTAACGCTACAACTTCAGGCTCAGCAAACACGATTCATACGAGTCACCCGACAAATTTGCATGAGTGCTGGGTCGCATTTTGCAACAACAGTGCCAGCGATGTGCTTGTAACTCTTGCAATTGGTGGGACTGGTTCGACTAACTTAATTCCCATCACTATTCCTGCTGGCAGAGGACTTGTGCCTGTGATAAATGGCTTAGTGTATACAGGCTCGGTAGTTATAAAAGCTTGGGCTGCAACTACTGGAGCTATTGTTGCGTATGGATTTGTTAATGAGATTGTAACCATCTAATGTTTCCCAGACACACATATTCTCCTGAACCATTTCAATTAACCGAAACTGAGCAGAATTGTCTTCCTACTCCTCTGGACGTATACGATAGCAGCACAACTTCGTACACCGCTTCATCTACAAGTTATTCATCAGTCACAAACAAGTACGATTTCTCTTTCTTTGGGCAATTTTATCCCTCTGGAGTTATAAATCAAACTTTATTCACTGTAGCGGATAACTTCGTGTTTGCAATTGTGTCTGGTGTGCTAGTAATCAAGCGTCAGATAGCTTCGGCAGTATTTGAGACTATAAGTACTGGACTAACCTTTACTACGCTCACATGGGCGCTATTGCGCGTTGTTAGAAAAGAGAATTTGCTTAGTATTAAAGTGAACGAGTCGGTGGTAACTCTCACTTTCAATTACAAAATTCAGTCTGGCACTTTTAAAATTGGCAACTTTACTGGAGATGTCAAAAATATTGGATACAAGTCTGTGGCATTGCCTTGGCTTTTATCAATAAGTGCAGATGTTTTTGCTAGCGCCTTAGTTGACTATGCGCCGAGCGACAACCAAATCTGCTATCTAAAATATGCTGATGAGATTGGTAACTTTACAAAACCAATTGATACGACCACAAATGACTATAAGACACAAACAAAGCTAGTAACACCTAATTCTCTTGTTATACAAAGCTCACGACCACTTACGTCAAGCTTTACAGTCGAGCTACGTTTTTTATCAGCTAACATCGGCACAAATGTAGAGCTACTAAGCTACTGGGACTCACCCAACCTCAGTTTTTTTGTAAGGAAACTGGACAACCTACTTAAATTTGGCAGACTCAACTCAAGCGCCATCAATCTACAGGATATTGGCACTTTTGACCCCTCAGAGCCTGTTCAAGTGCTTCGGCTAGAGTTTAGCCAGTTTGCTGTCAAAGTATGGTTCAATGGCGTACTAAAGCTTACTACAACGCTACAAATTAAAATACCGAGCTACAAGTTCTGGTTTAATTCGAGTAAGTACCAAGCACCTACAGGAAACTACAGCCTAATTTCTTTTTCTGCCTATGAGCGAGTAGCGAATCTTGACCAATACTTCCCCCAAGTCGCTACACTCCTGCCTCAAGCCAAGGTCGAACAATTTTATCCGATTAAGTTCAGGAACAAAACGTCTTCAAATTTTCAGGGGATTTTTTCTAGGCGAATTTTTTCCGTTGCTGGCGCAACTTCTGTCGTTCCAAACTCAACAACAACCTACACAATCACTCAAAGTGGGTCATATTCGGATTCCACAGTGTATTTTTTACACTTACTAATTCCCAATAATTCCGACTGGCAAACTGGAGAAGCAACTCTAAATGTTAGTACTGTATCTGTAGCACCAAATTCGCTTACAGCAACTTTCCAGCTAGTTCTAAGTAATTTTGCAGTACGTCCAGCCCGAACACCAATTACCATAAGAATTTCAAACAGCACTTACTATCAAGATTACTCCGTTGACCTTAATGAAAGCAGACAATTTGGCATAACGAATATTTCTGGATATCTTGACGGCTACTTTGCTAAATCAAGCGTAACTAGCGGCACAATACCTAATCTCACTGCAACAGCTAACGCGACAACTAGTTCGACATTGGAAACTTCACTCTTATATGGCAAGACTTATAACATCGCAAGCTCAGGGCAGAAAATAAATTTGTCTTCTTCGGTGGTTGGCGTTCGTACCTTATTTTTTGTTTATCGGGAGTTGGTGGCTAAGTCTTATCGAAAATATGTTGGCTCAGCTTCTGGCTATACATTCAATGGCGGCTCTGGTACTCAGTTAGTTGGCGCACTCCAATTTAACGAAGGCGATTTTGTAAAAGTTTCTACGCAGTTGGGTCGATTCAGTAAGGTGGCAATTTCGGAAGACGAGAGTAATTTAGTTTACATTGACGACTTGGCAAACACGGTCAAAGTGGTACGGCGAATCTCTGGTGTGTGGCGATTTGATTCGGCTGTAACTTTGGCGCTAACTTTAGGTGATGCTGCTGCTCTGGCTAACGCCTCGCTTCAAATAAATAACACTGGAGATTTGATTTGCATTGGTGTTAAAAATAGTAACTTGGGCGAGGGTCGCGTACTTCACTTCACAAGAACTGGAGCAGCAACTTGGACATCTAGCCTCAATTTGGGGCAAACTAGTCCTGTGCCTTACGTCGATGGTTTCGGTCTGGCAGCTTTTGTAAGGGACGATAATACGGCGCTTTTGGCTTCGGTTCAAGGTAGCAACAACATCTACAAGTTCACATCGACTGCTGGCATCTATAACACGACCCCTAGTAACGTCTTCAACTTTTTCGGGAAAAAAATTCTGGGTAATTTTTCTTTGTCTCGTTGGGCGGCGCAGGACAACTCAGGCAATGTTAGGGTTTTCGACTCAGACACGCTCACCCAAACAATCACAGGCGCAGACTTGGATTTTGCGCTGAAGGGCGATTACTTAGCGACCGCCAACTTCTCTAACGAGGTGAAAATTTGGAAATACGAAACTGGCGCTTGGAGTGTCATCAAGACCATCACAAGCGCGACCACTAATTTCGGATACTCGCTATCCTTTAATGCTGACTATGATTTGTTAGTGGGAAGCCCGAACGAGTCAACTTCTTTTCTGTACCTCTTCTCTGATAACTGGACTGTGCCAAAAAGCTTCGTAAGTACTGGATTATATGGTTATGCTAATTCTCTAACGGCTGATAGTGTCTTGATAAGTAACTACACAGACCAATTGGAGTTCTACAGTAGTGATGGAGCAAGCATTCCCCAGATAATTACAGATGTGCGGCAAAAAAAAGCGTCAACACCGCTAGACTCTAATCTAGACAGCACTGACGCTCAAGTATTAGTATTTAGTTCAAGCAGCGCGTTAACGATTGATTCTATCGCTACAGATATTCAGGGGCTGTGGCTGGGCTGCTTGATGTACAGTAGACAGCTTACTACGGCTGAAATTCAGTCAATTGAAACTAATATATATGAATATCTGGGGTTGGGGGAGAGGTCACTTTACAGTTAAACCTTAATCGCAACTTCATAGGTCGCTTCAGGCTCAGGCAGTGCAGCCACACGTTGTTTGAAGTCGAACTCCATGAACTCAATTTCTTCGTTAGTCTGCAATGCAAGAATTTGTTGTTGCAGAGTTTCAATTTGTTTCTGCAACTTCTGGACTTCATCTTCATTTGCAGCAATTAAGTCAGTTCTAGCCCCATCGATATTGTTCGCCAGTTGGAGTAGCTCATCGGTCAATACGACTTTGCCAGCCTTGCGCTTGACTTGAATACTAGATTTACCAAGCTTCGCGATTGTGCCAGTTTTGGCTACGTCAAAGCGTTTTGTGAACAGTTCGGTCACTTTTGCCTTTACGTCCTTTAACTCAGCTTGGACGCTCTTTTCTTGGCTGCTCAAGTTGATTGCAGAAAGAAGTAGCTCGTTCTCTTCTGAGGAGAGTTCGGTGGTAGCGTTGGATACAGCGAGAAGCGATTGTGTGGTCATGTTAATCTCCAAAATAAAGTTTAAGTGCGATGTAGCCGAGAAGTGCAGGAATGATGAGCGCCAATGTGAGTGGCAGGATTAGGTGAATGAACATATTAGCTGTTATCTGAGTAAGGAGAATATATAACCCAAGCGACACCAAAACCTAAACCAAACATAAGCAAATCAAACATTACTATATCCTTCTACCAAAGTTTGTTCAAGTCGTTCAATTAGACCACGAACTTCGTGTTTTTCTAGTACCGCAAAAAGCTGCTTAGCCTCGAAAAGACCATCTCGACCTACATTATGGAAATCAACACCAGCTTCTTTGATAGAATCAAAAGAAAGGCAAGCATCCACATGATTCCCAAACGTATCACTGTCTATATCCAGAAGAGGTTGGGATAAGAAATCTGACTCCCAAGTATCGGATTTGATTTGCCATTCCTCGAAGTTACAAGTGCTATATTTAGCAAACACAACACCGTTAGGTAGTTCTCGAAACTGTTTAAGGTTAAGTAATTTCATAATAACTAACACTAAATGTTAATTCTTTTTTCTGCATCTATCTCTGGGAGGATGTACTTAGTATGTTATTGTGGTTTACGAACTTAAGAAATGGAATCACGATTTGCTTATCAAAACATTATCGGCAGCAAGTTTGGCACTATTGGCAACAGTTTCAAGCCCTGCAAACGCCCTAGCTGAATGCTTTTACGCGACCGCTACTTTCTACTCGGATTACTACGAAAATAGACAAACCGCAAATGGTGAGACATTCAGTAATTCGGGTTACACAGCCGCAATAGCAGACTGGAGAGGTTTCGGTAACTACAGAGTCACAAACGAGCGTACAGGAGCTTCTGTGGAGGTTTACGCGAATGATACTGGAGACTTCGGGGACAATATTGATTTGTCACAAGCTGCGTTCAGTGCTATCGGGAGTTTAGATAGTGGGGTGCTGAATGTGCAAGTTTGTAGGCTTTAATCAAGCAAGCCAGCCTTATTTAAGGACTCAATTAGAGTCGTAGGCTGGTCGAGCAATTGCCTCAGAGCTTCTTCGTCTTCTGGGGCAAAGTCGATATATAATTGATGCTGTTTGTCAAGTACATCAGTAAAGTCAAAAAGATGTTCTTCGGCAGCAAAGAAATAATTAAGCCGCACTAATTTTGCGTAAGGCTCACCTAAATTAGTGTGGCGAATACTTAGTGGTCTGATTTGGCGCACAACATCTTCCTTGATGAGATACACTTTGTCATCGATTTTGAATACAGATTGTGGGTCATTGAAACGGAGGGATGGATGGTCGCGGAAGTTTGTGATTACTTTGTTGTTCAGGGTATTTATTTTTCCTGTAGGTAATCGGTATAAACACGGAAAGCTGATTCTAGTTTAT